GACCTGCGCGAGATAGCCCGCGTCTTCGCCCACGGCGACATCCCTGCCCGCCTCTACTCCGGCGTGGCTCTCACCATCCACGTCAGTGTTGCTTCGTCGGCGGCCGTGCGCGAGTGCGCCGGGCGGCTGCGTCGGCCACCCACTCGCGCCTCGGTCACGGTCGAGACGCGACTGGACTCGTCCGGCGATATGCACACGTGGTTCGAGTGGGACCTCGGGACCGTCGCCCTCAGCGTCTACCACATCGCCAAGGAGACCGGGGGCGTGACCTCGTGACCGCGCCGACCGGTCACCTCGCTGCCGCCCGTGCGGCGTTGAACAAACCGATCGGGCCGCTGGCCCTCGCTCTCGCCCAAGCCCACGCCACCCTCGCCCTCGCTGAGGAGGCCCGGACGGCGAACCTCCTTCGCGCGCTCGACTACAACATCACCTCTCGCGACGACGTCGTCAAGCGTCTTTGGCCGACCTCATGAGCCTTCACGAGATGTCCGAGTTGCTCCAAGGGTCGGACGAGTGGCTCGCTGCTCGACGCGGCATCGTGACCGCGTCCGTCGTCGGCCAACTCATCACACCCAAGACGATCAAGCCATCCGCCAACGACACGTCGCGCGCGCTGACCACACTCCTTGTCGCCGAACGCATCACCGGATGGACAGACCCCGTCTACGTGTCCGACGACATGATGCGCGGCGCTATGGACGAGCCGATCGCCCGCGACCTCTACAGCCGCCACTACGCACCAGTGATCGAGTGCGGCTTCATGGTCTGCGACGACTGGGGCTACTCGATCGGTTACTCGCCTGACGGGCTCGTGGGTGACGACGGGCTGATCGAGGTCAAGTCGCGCCGGCCGAAGAAGCACCTGGCGACCATCTGCGCTGACGAGGTGCCGCTCGAGAACATGGCCCAGATCCAGTGCGGGCTCCTCGTCTCCGGCCGCCACTGGTGCGACTACGTGTCCTACTGCGGCGGCATGCCCCTGTGGGTCAAGCGTGTGACCCCCGACCAACGCTGGTTCGCCGCGGTCTTCGAGGCAGTCGAGACCTTCGAGCGTGCAGCCGAGCAGATGGTCGCCACCTACTCCGCAGCCGTCGCCGGGTTGCCCTCCACCGAACGAACCTCCTACGACACCGAAATGAGAATCTCGTGAAGATCATCAGCCTGACCGCCGAGAACGTGAAGCGTCTCCGCGCGGTCGAGATCACCCCTGACGGGAACATCGTCACCATCACCGGGCGCAACGCCCAGGGCAAGACCTCCGTGCTCGACGCCATCTGGCTGGCGCTCGGCGGCGGTACAGCATCCAAGGGAACGATCCGACCGATTCGCGATGGTGAAGAGAAGGCCAGCGTCCGCCTCGACCTTGGCGACCTTGTTGTCACCCGCACCTGGACGGGTGACAAGACTGCCCTCACCGTCACAGCAGCCGATGGTGCGAGGTACACCAGCCCGCAGGGCGTGCTCGACGCGCTCGTGGGACGGCTCAGTTTCGACCCGCTCGAGTTCACCCGGCTCTCGCCACGCGATCAGGTCACGGCGCTCCTCGACCTCGTGAACCTCGACGTCGACCTCGGTGACCTTGCGCACGCGCGGCAGGTCGCCTTCGACCACCGCACCGATATCGGCCGGCAGGGCAAGGCGCTCGGCGAGATCCCGGCGCTCCATCCCGGCCTGCCCGAGCAGGAGCAGTCGGCGTCGGCGATCATCACCGAGTTGCGCGCCGCAGAGGACGCGAACCGGGACCTGTCCATTGCCGAGATCAGCCGAGGCAACCTGACTGGACGCATCGCCGAACTGGAGCGCGAACTCTCCACGGCGCGGGGTTCGCTCAAGGCCGCCGAGTCCACGCTTGCCAAGCACCCGCTCATCGACACCGCCGAAATCGAGGCACGGCTCGCCGGGGTCGAGAAGTCCAACGTGCTCATTCGGGAGAACGTCGATCGGGTTCGCCGTGTCGGCGAGCGGGACCGGCTACGCGCCGACTACGACAGGTTCACGGCCACGCTCGACGGGCTCGACAAGACGCGGACCGACGCACTCGCGGCGGCCACCTTCCCGGTCGACGGGCTCGGCTTCGACGACGACGGCGTGACCTACCAGGGCGTCCCGTTCTCCCAGGCCAGCAGCGCTGAGCAGATCCGCGTCAGCCTCGCGATGGCAATGGCGTTGAACCCGAAGCTCCGCGTGATCCGCATCCTCGACGGGTCCCTGCTCGACCTGGACAACCTCTCGCTCATCGCCGAGATGGCGAAGGACAACGACTTCCAGGTCTGGATCGAGCGCGTCTCGGATGCGTCCGGTGTCGGCGTCGTCATCGAGGACGGGTCGGTGATCTGAGATGGACCTCACCGCGAGCATCGTCCCCAAGAGCGATCAGTTGAACGCCGACGACCTGATGGCCGGTCCGGTGACGGTGACGATCGCCAAGGTCTCTGCGGGGTCCGCAGAGCAGCCGGTCGACGTGCACCTGACCGAGTTCCCCGGCCGCGCGTTCAGGCCGAGCAAGAGCATGCGGCGAGTCATGGTCGCAGCGTGGGGCGTCGAAGCCAGCGCGTACACGGGGCGCCGGATGACGCTCTACCGCGACCCGACTATCCGCTTCGGCGGCATGGAAGTCGGCGGAATCCGGATCTCCCACCTGAGCCACATCGACAAGAGTTTCACGCTCGCGCTCACCGTGACCCGCGGCAAGCGCGCCCCGCTCACCGTCGAGCCGCTGACTGACGTCGCACCGACGAAGCCCGCAGCGAAGACCGAACCGATCGCCGCTGACATCGCCATGTGCACGGACCGAGACCTACTCGGTGAGATGTGGCGCAAGTCTGGCCCCGCGCGACGCAAGCAGATCGAGGCACGCGTGGCCGAACTCACCGCGAAGCCCGCCCCCGACGATGGCCCTGGCCCGTCCGATGCCGACTACGACGCGATGGGCGCACGGGCCGGTGAGTCCGCATGACCGCCCCGAAGCGCGTTCAGATGTCCCGCAAGTACCCGTGGAGGGCCGACAACCCCGACGCCGTGATCGTCGCCCGACCAAGCAAGTGGGGCAACCCATACGAGGTCGTCAAGGAGTTCGGCGAATGGGGCGTCCGCCCACCCGGTTACCCGCTCATCGAGCCCGCGACGGCGAGCCTGACCAAGGCAAAGGCGGCCGCGCACGCCGTCGCGTTCTACCGCCACTGCGCACAGTGGAACGGCGACGAGATCCGAGCCGCCCTCGCTGGCCGCGACCTTGCCTGCTGGTGCGCGCTCGACCAACCCTGCCACGCCGACGTGCTACTCGAGATCGCGAACGGGGTCCGGTGGTGACCGCCGCGCAGATCGCCACGGCCGCCACGTGCACTGTCGTCGTCGTCGCGCTCACCGCCGCGGCGTGGGCTGAGGCTGGCCCCGTCGCCGCCCTGCTGCTCACGGGCGGGCTGGTCCTCCTCGCTGCCGGCATCTGGGCCGGGGAAGACAGGGGTGCGAAGTGAGTGACATCGACCTGACCGAGGCTGTCGAGGCTGCCGCGCTTGCCGTCCACCTCAACGCGAACCACGACGGCGCGTCCGAGCCTCCGTTCTTCTGTGGCGGACCGGCCGCTTACCAGCGGGATGACGCGATCGTGGCCGTCGCCGCTGCCGCCCCGCTGATCGAGGCGCAGGTTCGGGCGCAGATCGCAGCGGACATCGAGGCGCGCGTCCCGTCTACCCATCCTGCGCGGCCCTACTGCGACGGCCTCGAATGCGCCGCCCGCATCGCACGGGGCGAGTCATGACCCGCGCCCTTCGTGTCGCCATCCTCATCCTGGCCGCACTCGCCGTGTCCGTGATCGTCTGGCCGTCGCCCGGGTTCGGTGGGCGGGGTGTCGTCGCCATCGCAGTCGCCGTGGTCGTCCTCAGGGTCGGCGCACGAGCCGAGAGGAGACGGGCATGAGCGACCGGAACACACCAGGCGGTGTTCACCCGAACCCCTGGGGACGACAGTTCACGCAGGCCGAGTGGGACGCTTCGATTCTCCTGGGCGTCACCAGTCCCGGCTTTCGAGGACGCGGGCCGCTGATCTACGGCTCGCCTCAGTACGACAGGGCTGCCGACCTGCGCCGCCAGGCCGTGAACCTAGACAGGTTGGCGGCTGACGCCCGGATGCTGGCTGACGCCGTGGAGCGTGAGTGGTCGAAGCCGTTCACGCACGAGCCAGACGACCCGGCCTATACCGAGGTTCCCCCAGAGGTCCTCCGATGAGCGCCCTCACCGCCACCGATGCCAGCGCCCTGTGCGCCCAGGTCGACCCGGCCCTCTGGTTCCCCGCGAAGGGCCAGGGCAACACGGACGCCAAGGCGATCTGCCACCACTGCGACATCGAAGCGACCTGCCTCGCCATCGCGCTCGCTGACCCCGAAATCGAAGGCATCTGGGGCGGGACGACCGCGCGGGAGCGCCAGACGATGCGCGCTATGGCGGCCCCCAGGGTGCGCCCTATCCGCCACGGCACCGAGGGTGGCGCCAAGACCCACCGGAGGCGCGGCGAGACCGTCTGCCCGGAATGCAAGGCTGCCAGGACCGCCGCCCGCCTTCACCGGAGCGTCGCATGAGCGGGCCGCGGCTGCTCGACCTGTTCGCGGGCGAAGGCGGAGCTGGCACCGGCTACGCGCGCGCCGGCTTCGACGTGTACGCCGTCGACAACGACCCGAAGCGGCTGAAGCTCAACCCATTCACGTCCCACCTGGGCGACGTCGTCGAGGTCATGGCGGAACTTCTCGCGGGCTACGCGGTCGACTTCCGGCATCCCCGCGGCCACCTCGTGCCGCTGTGGCTCGCAGACTTCGCCGCGATCCACGGCAGTCCAACATGCACCGGCTACTCACGAGGCACCGCGGCGATCCCCGACCGGCTCACGCGCTACGACCGGCTCATCGCCGTCACGCGGGCGCTCATGGTCGAGGCTGGCCTGCCCTACGTCATCGAGAACGTCGCCGACGCGCGGGCTGAGCTACGCAACCCGGTGCTCCTGTGCTGGTCAATGTTCTACGACGCCGGCTCGGTCCTCGATGCGGACGGCACTCCCCTGCGCATGGAACGTCACCGCTTGTTCGAGTCAAACGTACCGCTCACCCCGGCACACTCTCTCGGCAGTGAGTACGTCCTCGGCTCTTGCTACCACCCCAGGTCGGTGCAGGTCGCCGGCGCCTACGGCGGCGCGAGACGCGACGCATGGGAGGCCAGGCACGTCCGCAAGGGCGGGTACGTCCCTGCGTCCCTCGACGTCCTCCGCGCGCTGCTCGGCACGCCGTGGATGAGCGAGACGGGGTGCTTCCTGAGCGTCCCCCCCGCCTACACCGAGTTCATCGGCGCCCAACTCCTCGACCACATGACGAAGGCGGTGGCCTCGTCGTGACCACCGCCTCGTCCTACCGCCTCTTCAACGCACGCCAGACCGCCGCCACGATGAACGCCGTCGCGGTCGTGTGTTCCTCCGCCGCCCTGACCTTCACGGCGTCCCACAGCCCGTCAGACATGCGCACGTGCCGAACCTTGGTCTCCACGTCACGCCACCCACGGGCCGAACTTGGCCTGCATCGGGTCGGGGTGACCGAACGGCGGCTGGATGGCCTTCTTGACCATCGCGTGCACGCCTTCCGGGGTCGTGCAGATCGCAGCGTTCATCTTGACGTTGACCTCAGCGCGGAGCGGGAGTGCCAGACCCTTGCGCTCGGCGTACTTGGCGCAATGCCAGCACGAGCACTCGACGATCGTGGTGGGAAGTTCGGTGCGAGTCACGGTGTCCTCCTTGGTTGGTGCGTGTACCCACACTGTACCCACACGCACACCGATACGTCAACCCCCGGTCTCGAGCGTGCCGCATGACCCGCATCCTGTCCATCTACACCGTCGCCCGCGTCACAGAAGACTGGTCGACAGCCCCGGTCCCCGACTGGCGACACGAGGCCGCATGCCTTGACGAGGACCCGGATCTCTTCTTCCCGATCGGGTACACCGGGCCGGCCGTCGCACAGACCGCCAACGCGAAGGCCGTGTGCCGCACCTGCCCGGTCATCGCCGTCTGCCTCACATGGGCGCTCGACACCCGGCAGTGGTACGGCATCTGGGGCGGCCTCGACGACCGCGACCGGGTCAACCTGCTGCGCCGCCAGTACCGCGCCAGGAAGGCGGCGACGACATGAAGCTCCTCACGCCGACCGAGTACGCCGACGCCTGGGACTACCTACAGGAGCAGACGACACGTGGGCACATCGTCGAGGTGTCCGACCTGATCGGGCCGCACGTCGTCCGTATCGAGGCTGAGACGGTACGCCGCAGAGCTTCGGCATGGTACGGCGACACACCAGAGATGATCGCCGCCCGTCGCCGCGACGCCGTAGTCGACGTGTACTTCGGCGGTGCCGCATGAGCGCCCGGACCATGAACGCCGCCGAGTTCCTGCACGCGCAGGCTCTCGCGATGACGGAGAAGGACCTGCTCGAGCAGTGCCGATCCGCCGCGAAAGTGCTCGGTCTGCTCGTGTATCACACCCACGACAGCCGCCGCTCCGAGCCCGGGTTCCCGGATCTCGTGATCGCCGGGCGTCGTGGCGTGTTGATCCGTGAGCTGAAGACAGAGCGCGGGCGAGTCACTCTGGCGCAGTTCACGTGGCTCGACGCGCTCATCACCGCCGGCGTTGACGCTGACGTGTGGCGACCGGCTGACCTCATTGACGGGACCGTCCTAGACCAGATGCAGGCGGTGCGATGACCCCCGCCGACCTCCTCACCCTCGCCGCCGAAATCGAATCAGACACCCGCATCGCACCACTCGCGCGGCTCATCACTTGCGCTGTCCTAGAGGGCCGCGCAGAACGCATTCAAGCGAAGGGCGAGGCGTCCTGATGCCCTGGTTCAAGATCGACGACACCCTACACAGCCACCCGAAGCCACGGAAGGCCGGGCTCGCCGCGATGGGCCTATGGACTGTGGCCGGGTCCTACTGCTCCGAATACGTCACCGAGGGTTCCGTCCCGACTTGGTATGTCACCGGGTGGCGGGGCGGGCGGAAACTCGCAGAGCGCCTCGTCCTGGCCGGATTCTGGCACCCTGCCGGGCATAAGTGCCGACGCTGCCCTCAGCCGAAAGAGGGCGACGAATGGCAGTTCCACGACTGGGAGCACTACCAGCAGACGAAGGACGAGATCGACCGCGACCGGGAGTTGAACAGGGAGCGTCAGAAGCGGTTCCGTGAGAAGCGTCAAGAGGCGAGGGCCGATGCGATCCATAACGGGAAGTAACGGGAGTAACGCCGTTAGTAACGCCGTTAGTAACGGCACCCCAACCCAACCCAACCCTACCCAGCCCTACCCGACCTACAGAAAGACTTCTAACTCACCAAGTCCAAACCGTCACCTAAGTGACGCAGGCGCCTCCGAGACGATTGGCCTTGGAGGTCAACCCTGATGGCATCCAAGACCGAGCTCGAACGCCTAGCAGCCGAAGGCGCAGCGCTCCGACCCGACTGGCCTGTGCGATCCGTGCTGACCTACCTCGCCAACAACCACGCACACCGTGCCTACCGAGACATCGCCGTCGCCCTGGCATACATCGCGACCGACCCAACGACGAAGACCCCGAGACGCTTGGGTGAAGCCGGCCCGTGGTGGATGGTCTCACCCGAGACCGCAGCTTCAACCGTGCCCCGCGCCGGCGCCATCCGCTGCCCTCTGCACGCTCACGAGATCGCCGCGAACTGCCGGTCATGCCGAGCCGAGAAGATCGCCATCGCTGACGGGACCTCGACCCCGACGGAGCGTGACCCGTTGGTGTCTGCGGAGCGGGTGCGGCAGATCCTCGACGCCGCGTTCGCGGACGGTGCCCCGGCGTACTCGATGCCCGTGGATCACAAGAAGCTCGCATCGGGTGATGCCCAGTGACTGACCACGCGTTGTCCGAACCGATCGAGGGAGAGAAGCCATGTGTGAGCTGAGCACGGACGAGCGGGAGGACTTGATCTGCGACCTCGCGCGGACGATGGACCTGGAAGCATGGAGCCGGGCTGACGGTTCACCGTTCTTGCCTCAAGGCCCGGAGTGGAGTGACCGTCGCAGCACCTCACGCGAGTGCGCA